ATCTTGGTTGACATGCCGCCGCCGGTTTCTGGCGCTGATGGCGAGCCGGTCGAGAGGCTATCGCGCGCCGACGCGGCGGGGCGCCGCCCTTGGGCCGTCCACGTTCGTGCCTCGCAGGTGCTGGGGTGGCAAACCGAAGCCGTAAACGGAAAGACCACCCTGACGCAGTTTCGCTTCAAGGAATCCGTGAGCGAGCAGACTGGCGAGTTTGAGGAAACGCTTGTCGAGCAAATCCGGGTGCTTTCACGATCCGCTGACGGCGCGTCGTGGGCGACTTACCGTAAATCCGATAAGGGCGAATGGCTCCAGGTTGACGGCGGGCCGATCACGATAGGCGAGATCGCGGTCACGGCGGCATACACCAACGCAGCCGGTTTTTTCCACGGGTTGCCGCCGCTGTCATACCTGGCCGAGGTTAACCTCTCGCACTGGCAGTCGCAATCGGACCAGAAAAACATCCTGCACGTCGCGCGTGTGCCGATCCTGTTTGGCGCGGGGTTTAACCAGCGGGAGCCTATCACGATCAGCGCGGCCCGGATGGTCACCGCGTCAGACCCGAACGCGAAGCTGGCGTATGTCGAGCATTCCGGCGCTGCGATCGAGTCCGGGCGCAGCGATCTCAAAGACCTTGAAATGCAGATGCAGGCGCTTGGGCTCGACCTGCTGAAACCGGGGCCGGGCGCTCAGTCGGCGACAAGTGCGGTTCTTGATTCGGATAGGCACAACTCGCCGCTGGCGATGATGGCGCTTGCGCTCAAGGACGCGCTTGAAGGCATGTTCGGGTTTTTCGCCATGTATGACGGGCTAGCCCGCGACACGCGGGGCGGATCGTTGACGGTCAACACGGATTACGGCGCATCTTGGCTCGACGGCCAGGACGTTCCGGGGCTGATGCTGGCGGTGGATAAAAAGATCATCACCCGCCGCACGGCGCTTAGCGAAATGAAGCGCCGGGGCATCGTTTCGGATGCCGTCGATGTCGATGCCGAAATCGACGCCGCGCTTTCAGAGGGCGTTGACGACGGTTTTTAGCCGGGCGGCGGATGCCGCGCGGCGCTTGCGCAGGATTGCGCTCTAGGCCGGATGGCCAGAAAGGTTCCCCATGAAGCTGCTACTCGACGATGCAGGGCACGCGGTCCTTGAGGACGGCAAGCCGGTTTACGAGGCGGGCGACGGCAAGCGGATCGCTTTTGATGCGCCGCAGACCGTCGCGACCATCACGCGGCTCAACGCGGAGGCCAAGGCGCACCGCGAGGGCAAGGAGGCCGCTGAGGCGCGGCTTAAGGCGTTTGGCGGGATCGAGGACGCCGATGCTGCGCGCAAGGCGCTGGAGACTATCCGGAATATCGACGCCAAAAAGCTGATTGACGCGGGCGAGGTTGAGCGCGTCCGGGCTGATATGGCCAAGACCTACGAACAGCAGGTCAAGGCGGCGAAGGACGAAGCGGAAAGTTTCCGGCGCGATCTCTACAACGAAAAGATCGGCGGTGCGTTCTCCCGGTCGAAATTCATCGCTGAGAAAACCGCCGTTCCTGCGGACCTGCTGCAAGCGGCGTTTGGCGCGAACTTCAAGGTCGAGGGCGGCGCGATCATCGCCACCGATCGGCAAGGCAACCAGATTTACAGCCGCCAGAAGCCGGGCGAACTGGCCGACTTCGACGAGGCGCTTTCCCTGCTAGTGGAAAGTTACCCGCACCGCGACCAGGTGCTTCGCGCGCCGAACAACGGTGGCGGCGGGGCGCGAGCCGGTGGCGCGCGCGGCGGCGAAAAGACGATCTCCCGCGCGGCATTCCAGGCGCTTGCGCCCGCCGCGCAGGCGAACGCGGTCACCAAAGAGGGCTTGACCGTAGTTGACTGACCTACTGAGCGCCGTGGATGCGGCTCTTGTGGCGCGGGCTGGATGGCCCTCTTGCCAACCGAAACCAACCCCAACCCAATAGGAGCCTATCATGGCGCTTACGATCACGAATTTGATCCCGACCATCTACTCGGCGATGGACATGGTGTCCCGCGAGAACGCAGGCCTGATCCGCGCGGTCGGGCGTGACAGCCAAGCTGAGCGAGCCGCAGTCGGCGTAACCGTGCAGTCGCCGGTTGTCGGGCCGATGGCGGCGGAAGACCTCACCGTCTCCAACGTAGCCGCGTCTGCGCCCGCGCAGACCATCAACACCGTTCCGATCGCCATCACCAAGGCGCGTTCTGTCCCGTTCGGCATCAACGGTGAGGAGACGATGGCGCTTCGCGGGAGCGGCACTCTCGACACGATCAACCGTGACCGGATCACGCAGGCGCTGCGGACCTTGACGAACGAGGTCGAGCAGGACCTTGGCGCGCTTTATGCCGGGGCATCCCGTGCGTATGGCACCGCGACCGGCACGCCTTTCGGCACGGCGGGCGACCTCTCGGACTTCGCGGAGGCGCGCAAGATTCTTGAAGAGAACGGCGCACCGCTGTCCGATCTCCACATGGTTCTCGATGGCAACTCGACGGCGCGGCTGCGCGGCAAGCAGTCCACGTTGTTCAAGGCCAACGAGGCCGGTTCGGATGATCTTCTGCGCACCGGCAACATGGGGACGGTGCAGGGCCTCCAGCTTCACTATTCGCCGGGCATTCGCCAGGCAGTGCCGGTCGGGACTGCCACCGCGACTGTCAACAACGCGGGATACGCGGTCGGCTCTACGTCGTTTACGCTGACTGCTGCGGCGGTCGCCCTTGTGGCGGGCGATTTGATCACGTTCGCGGGCGACCCGAACATCTATGTGGTCAAGACCGGCGTTACCGGCACCGGCGGCACTCTGACGATCCAGGAGCCGGGGATCAAGGTTGCCATGTCGGCGGCGACCAAGGCGATCACTGTTGTTGCGGCGACGACGCGGAACATGTTCTTTTACCGTTCCGCGATCCAGCTTGCCACCCGCGCCCCTGCGATGCCTGACGGCGGCGACAACGCGGATGACGTGCTGACCGTGACCGACCCCGTTTCGGGCATCGGCTTCGAGTTCGCGGTGTATCGCCAGAAGCGTCAGGTGCGCTGGGAGGTGAACCTCGCGTGGGGCGTGGCGGTTGTGCAGCCGCGTCACATGGGCCTCCTGATCGGGGCGTGATCTCTGGTAGGGGCCGGGAAACCGGCCCCATCTTGAGGCCATTCTGGAGGGCGAAAAATGAGCGTTGATTTAGTGGGCGCCAAGGGCGGAGCGGCTTATACGCCCAGCGATTCCGCCGTGATTGCGCGCCAGACGCGCGGCTTTCAGGTGGCGGTGGCGGGCAACGTGGCGCTAGGATACGCGGACGGGAGCACGGCAGTTTGGCCGGGTTGCGCTGCTGGCGTCATTCACCCGCACTTTGGGTTCACGCGGATTCTTGCGACCGGCACCACGGCAACCGGAATCGTGGTGGCGTTCTGATATGGCGCTTGTTGTCACGCCCGGCGCATCAGATGCTGATAGCTATACCACAGTTGCGTTCGCTGACGCGTATCACGTGGCGCGCGGCAATGCGGGGTGGGCTGGCGCGGACGCGGTGAAGGAGGCGGCGCTGCGCCGAGCGACCGCGTGGATTGACGGCGTTTATCGCAGCCGGTTTCCCGGATACCGAAACGAGGGGCGGGACCAGGCGCTCGAATGGCCTAGGGCGTCGGCTTCTGATGCGCAGGGCTGGGGCATCGCGAACGACGCCATCCCGGCCGAGGTTCAGCAGGCGGCGGCGGAAGCGGCGTTGCGCGAAGTGACCGCGCCCGGGTCGCTTGCGCCGGATGCCATCCCCGCCGCGATGAAAATTCTCACCACGGTCGGCAATCTTGGCTGGACGCCGCTCAAGGCGGCGGCTGGGCCGCAAGACATTATCCCGGTCCTGCATACGATTGAGCATATCCTAGGGGGGCTTATCGCCTCGGGCGGCGGCGTCGCGATGGTGAGGGGTTAGGCATGGCAGAAGTTGTCGCGATCCATGGCGCCGCTGTAGCGGGGCATGGCAAGCCAAGCGAGGCGGCGTGCACACTGATAGACGACATTCACGAGCGCGTTCACGCAGGCGATATTGTGGGGTTCGTCGCAATCCCGGTTCATGCGGATGGTTCTGTCTCCCACTATATCGCCGGGTTCTGCGCCTGCTATGCGGCGGTCGGCGGGATTGAGGTAGCCAAGGCCGCGATCCTCGAAGAAATCCAAACCGTATCTGGCGATGGCTGAGGATTGGGGATCGGTCTCGCGAGAGATCGCGGCGGCGATTGATGACGTCGGCACGTCGCTTGATTTCGCGCGCCCTGTGGCATCCGGCCCGGCGTGGGCGCCGGTATATGGCGCCCCTGTCGGCTATACGTTGAAGGGCGTCCCGTCAAGCGCGGTTGTCGCGTTGGCGGGCGCATCGTTCGGCGTTGTGCGGTCGGACAGCCTACTTGTCGCGGCGACGGGCGAAACCCCGGCGATCACAGACCGCGTTACGGTTCGCGGCGTGACGCACGAAATACTTGAGGTAAGGACCACATGGCAGGGCGGCGTTAGCCTGCTGCATGAGTTGGTTCTCGCTAAGTGACGCCATACCAGGCGTTCGCGTTCCTCTGGCACCTGCGGCGCGGCGACTGGCGGGCGGCGCTGATGATCGCGGCGGCCCCGGCGGCATGGTTTCGCGCGTTGGATATGGCGGTCCTTGGCGCTTACAAGGCGGGCAGGAATGGCGCGTAAACCGCTCCCCAGGGCAGTGCAACGGCGGCTCGATAAGTTGGAGCCGGAACTGCGCCGCGCGTTCATGAACGCGATAAAGGACGCGACGTCAAAGACCGATATGGCGTCGCTTGTCCGGGCGCTGGATCAGGGCGACTTAGAACAGGTCTTGCTTGCTCTGGGTGTTCAACCCGCGATGCTTGCGCCGTTCGATGACGCGATGCGCAGCGCATACGTCCAGGGCGGGCGCGACGCGGTGGCGCAACTCCCTACCGTCAAGAGCCGGGCGGGGACGGTAGTCCGCGTGGGGTTCAACGGGCGCCATCCTCGCGCGGAAACTTGGGCTAATGCGCATAGCGGGCGGCTGATAGTCGAGATCGTCGCCGAACAGCGGGATTTGATCCGTGGCGTGCTGGAGCGGGGGCTGGCGGCGGGCGTCAACCCGACCACTACGGCGCTTGAGATCGTCGGGCGCATTGACCGGGCGACAGGGCGGCGCGTCGGCGGCCTCATCGGCTTAACAAGCCAGCAGGCGGAATTCGTGCAGAACGCCCGCGCGCAACTAGAGAATCTCGACCCCGCATACTTTGAGCGGAAACTTCGCGATCGGCGGTTTGACCGATCGGTTCAGCGGGCGATTGCGGCGGAAAAGCCGCTCACGGCGGCGGAAATTGACCAGATCGCGGGGCGATATTCTGACCGGCTGTTGAAGCTGCGCGGCGATACTATCGCGAGGACTGAAACAATCACCGCACTGCGCGCCGGGAAATCGGAAGCGTTCCAACAGCTTGTTGATGATGGCCACGTCAAGCGGACGCAGATCACGCGGATATGGCGGGCAACCGGCGACGATAGGACGCGCGAAGATCACATCGCCATGGACGGGGTTGAGGTTGAAGGCGTGGATACGCCGTTCACGCTCCCCGATGGTTCGCGCCTGATGTTCCCCGGCGATACGTCGCTCGGCGCGCCGGGCGCGCAGACAATCAACTGCCGGTGCTATGAGGACACCAGGATAGACTTTCTTGCGGGGGTGGCGTGACATGGCGAAAAAGTTTGAGGCGGATGTGAGCGCTTGGGTTCGGGCGAGCCAAGAGCGGCTTGATGCCGTAACCAAGCAATCCGCGCAGGACGTTTTCACCGAGGCGCAAAAGACAGTGGCGAACGGCGGCAATATGCCGGTTGACACGGGGTTTCTACGCAACTCGCTTGCCACCTCGCTTAACGGCGGCGCTCCCGATGATGGCCCGGATAGCTACACGCTCCAGATCGCGCGCATGAAGGCGGGCGATGCGCTGCTAGGCGCGTGGACGGCGGAATACGCGGTCCCGGTGCATTACGGTAGCCGGGGCAGGCCGGGCCGCTTCTGGCGCGATCTTGCGGCCATGGGGTGGCAGGCAATCGTCCGGGCGAACGCGGCGAAGTTAAGGGCGCGGGCGCGATGAGTATCAGGGATGCGCTTAACACCCGTCTCGCTGAGGTGCTGGCGGGCATTTCGTGGCCGGTCCTTTGGGAAGGTGTCAGTGCGCCGCAACCATCCGGGGATATCTGGGTCGAAGCGCAGTTACTCCAAGGCGCCCCCGCATGGCTTTTCTCGGGTCAATCGTCATGGATGACGGGGTTTCTGGTCGTGAACGTCGTGTCGATGACCGGGATTCGTGACGTGTCCCCGATAGTCGCGGGCTTTCCGCAAGGCGCGGTGTATCGGGCTGGCGGGCAGCGCGTCACCATCGCCAACCGCGCGGAAGAAAGACCGCCGTTTCGTGACGGCGCGCAATGGCGGCAACCGATCTTCATCGCATATGAGGCAGGAGTCTAGCAAATGGCTATCAGCAACAAAGACCGAAAATTCTACATCAGCAGCACCCCCCAGCAAGCCGACTTGACCGCATCTGAGTTCGCTGCGCTGACTTGGACTGAGATTGGGCAGGTGGGCGCATGGCCGCAGACCGGCCCCGCAACGAATATCATCAGTTACGACACTATGGACACCGCCGTTACCGCAAAGCAGAAGGGGGTCACCGACGCAGGCGGCGGCGATATCGAACTCGCACGGCTTGGGACGGACGCTGGGCAGATCGCCCTCCGGGCGGCGGCGCTGATGAACTCCAATTTTGCATTCAAGGTGACGGACAACGACGCGCCGCCCTTCGTTGCCCCTGCTATCGGGTCAACCCCGACGACCTATTACAATCGGGGGATGGTGACCGGGCCGGTTCATCCGAACGGGCGCAATGAGGATTTCGTGCTGGAAGTTTTCACGCTGGCGATGAACCAGCTTGAGGTGGTGGTTGAAGCCGCTGTC